CTTTACCATTCTTGTCAAGCATATTGAACGGTTCGCCAATGTCGCGACAAAAGGTCAAAGTATCACACCCATGCCATGGATGTATAGCAGTATCAGATAACCCCAGATAGTTTACTTCAGGTAGTGCCAGATGAGACGTGGTGTACGTTCTAAACAATCTCTGTAGGGTACAGTACGGGCCGCAGTTGATTGGAAAATTATTATTAACAAGAGTATGATTCGCCCAATGAGCAAACCGTCTATCTAGGGAATACATCCCCATAAACAAACCTATGTTGGCGTAAAGCATACTGTCCGACGCCTTCGCGAGAGATTTAAACACCTCGTATCGCTCAGGAATCAGATAGGTATCATGTTCTATAACCCAAAACTTCTCACCGGACTCTGCTTGTTGTCTCATGAGTTCCCAATGAGAACACATTCCTGCCTTCTCTGTAGGAGAGTGATCGTCCTTCGCGTTACCAGAATGTAGGTCGACTCCCATGAGACTAGCCTTCCAGTTGTAACGGTCTACATGTTCTTGAAACGTATCAGACTCAGGAGTGATAGCATCAAACACTTCTATACCATCAATAAACCCATCGTCAATAGCACATTGAAAAGACTTCCGAGAAATCTCAGCATACTCTTCTGACCTTTCATTACCCTTGATTACTATCTGTCTTACTTTCAAGAAATTCTCCTTTTGATAAACTCTTCCTGATTACCACTTCTTAACCTACAATGAACAAACTTAGTAGTTGGGGTTCTCATATCATTCCAGATTTCAGACACATTATTAAAAAGCTTCACGCTGTCTGTCCATATATGACCATTCCAGTCCTGACTTAACAATTGTATGTCAGCATTATTCTTATGTAACATATACTGAAGATATGGTTGAGCGGTCAGAAAATATTCATCAGGCATTCTATTTTCAAAGTCATTTAACCTAGGTGCCTTATCAATCATCCACTCTACGTATTCAGGTAGGTCAAACCAGTTCCTCGCTTTCTCTCTGATTTGTTTTGAATACAACACGACTCCGCTGTTAAATGATACATCAACAACAGCAACTTCTTCCTTCCATTCTTTTAGTTTCTTTAGTTTAGTCGGAGGAATTCTATCATGGAAGGTTTCTTCGACGACTCCGACTTCACCCGTGAGTTCATCAAATATATTATCAGTCAGTCCCTCGATAGGAAGAACATCAACGTCCGCGTAAAGAATTTTGTCGTATTGGTCAAACCGAGGGTCTAGTAAGGGTTTCAGTGAACCGAAGTACACGTCATTATTTTGGATACGATTACCAGTAGTGTATTGGTAATGTGTTTGTAAGAAATCGGTATTATGCTCGAACATGTATTCAACACCGACAGTCTTAGCATATTCTGTCATAAGATGAACGCCCGCTTCTACTTCAGGGGTGATATCACCATCGAAATATTGATATATAAGATTCATTCATCAGTTTCCATAATTAAAAAAAGGGAGACATTGCTGTCCCCCTTATTTAGTTAAGCAAGTAAGGTTAGACAATACATAATGGTATAGCCACTAAGTACCGCAGCACAGATAACACCGATTTGGTCAATACGACTGTTATACGATTTTCTCTTTTGCATTTTTTGTTTCCTCGTTAGAATTGATTGATATCTTACGAGGCTTCTGACTATCAGGTATTACGACTTCCAATTTTATGGCAAGTAACCCATTCCTGAAATCAGCTCCAGTTACTTCAACATACTCCGACAGACGGAATTGTTTCTCAAACTTCTTAGTTGAGATACCCTTGTGAATATATTCCCTACCACGGTCTTCATGCTTACCTCGAACGGTAAGTGTGCGGTTCTGTATTACGATATCGATTTCATCTTCACCGAAACCGGCACATGCTAATTCGATAAGGTAATTGTTACCCCCAGTAGTAATAATATTATGTGGGGGAAAGTTATCGCCCGAGTTGCGTGAGACGCGGTCTAGGTCTTGAAACATAGAATCGAATCCTACGAATGCTGAGCGAGGGAATAGTGATTTTGTTGCTGTGTTTGTCATGTAATGACTCCTTAATTAAAAGCAAGTATAATAGGATACCCGAACCATTCGGCATATCCTGAGTCGCTATTTATACAAATAACAACCTTAGTAGTATTTCGACGGACAAGGGTCACCTTCAACTCCGAAGGAGAAGGAGACTCGTGATTCTCGTGGAATTACTTGATGATGCGTACCTCGGGGGAGGTACACGTACATACCCGGCTTAAAATCAAAAGGTTCATTGTTATTGACACCTTCTACTTTTAAACCGACAGTGCTGATCACTTGGACGAGAAAAACGTCCATAGAGTCTTTATGCCAAGGGTATGACCCACTCGCACGACCAAATCCACTAAACGCGATGTTAGTGATTTTATTGGCGTGTAGGGTGAATACGTCTTGCATCTCTTCATAAATGTTCTTAGCAAACTCCGGAGCACTTCCGCGAGAATGAAACTTATTTAATCCGATACGCATTTTGTCTGAGTTGCGATCATATAGATCGTCTGGATGCGAGTCCATCATCTTCATGAACTCATTCCAGCTGTAGGTATCTTCCATATTAAACGGAAGACTACCCACAAACGGAATTTTATTTTTTATATTGTCGTCACGGTTTTCAAAAATATCATAATAATCTGACATGATTTAGGTATTCCAAATAATTAATTATTACCTATATTGTACTTAGGCTGTAATGTCCAGTTGGCCTTATCTTGGTACGATATAATTTTAATCTGCCTCATCGGAGCGCAGTCTTTAGCAACTTCTTTATTCACTATGGCAACAAGACCCCAGTCCTGTAATAGAGTTGCTATGGTATTGCGACGTTCTACATCGCCTTCCTCAAGATTACTTTTCTTCCCATCTAGTAAAAACAGTTCTTTAAAATGAACTATGAAGTATCTACCCTGCTTATGTAGGATATGACAAGATTGGAATAGAGTATTGTCGCGACGGGATGCGACACCTATTCTGGTCAAAGTTTCTCTAACTTTGAGGAAGTCATCTGGCTCAGCCAACGTTATTTCTAACATCATATCTAAGTTCCATTTAACGAGATTTTTCTCTTCCACCTTTATACACCTTATTTTTTATTACGCTGATCTGTTCATCAGTCAATAATGATAGAGCCTGCCTGGCCTTTTCATTACTGTATCCATAATATTCTTTTATTAATTGAATGGCATCAGTCTGACTTGCTTTATTCCACTTAGAAAATCTCTTTCTTTTCCTAACAATATTTATAAGAAAGTCATTCTGAAGTCGCACACTAATATGATGTAATCTGTTCATTTCGTTGGCAAGAATTACGGTATCTGAGAAGTAGGATAGAGACCTATTAATCAGATAACTGTTATAATATGTATCATTATCCGCGTCTCCGACCAACAAATTCTTCTTGGTGTCATTAATGCTTTTTACGAAGTCAAAGGGACTTAATTTTTTAGATTCGGTCATCTATCTTACACCATCCTCTTCTAAAGTCTTTTTCATATAACGTATTAATTCTAGCAATCTGGTCTGCAGTCATGATACCATCGTATACTTTCATAGTACTAGCGTTGTCATGAATGTTTAGTCTATCCGCAGACAACCCCAGAGCAGAGGACTCATTTATCAGCACTAGTAATCTATTTAGTTCACTGATATCTACGACAATATCGTAGTCTTCCGGAACGCCCATGTACCATGACTGAGTATAGAAGTGATTATTTTTAACAGAACCATCTTCCATAGATATAATAACTTTTTCAATGTCACTATCCAATGAAGGAAGTTCATTACCACGGCCACTGCGAATGTGGCGGGCCTGGTTCGCTACGATGTACTCACACGCAGATTTGAATCTATCAATTGGATCTCTTCGAACCGCAAGTCTAAAACTATCCTTACGGAAGGGAATATCGAATTGGTCTCCTTCTTTGCGGACTTTATCTAGTCTACCCGCACGACCAATATACTCATCGTGACCTCTATGAATTCTATATAATTCTTTTAGGGTAGACATACCGTTCTTGGGGCAAAGTCTCACATCAACATTATTAGGAAAATATAATACGTTATCGGCGGGAGACATTTCATATAGTGAAGTATTTTGCATTATGCTTTTATTTCCACGTTTGCCATGACCTCAGTGAGGCAGGCGACTAGGTTAAGTTCGTGATCTTGAACAAACGCATTCTTATATTGATAATCACCAAGTATCAGCACTAATTGTGGAATACTATTGGGCACAACATAATCATACATTTTATCGTATATGCCGCGAAAGATTGCGGCGGGCTCTATATCTATATTATTTACGACCCAAGAACGCATACTCTTAAAGTTTTTATCTCGAATAGACTTGAATAACGCAGTATATGGGTCAGAGACTTGCTTAGCTGCTGTTAGCGGGATGTTCAGAGTGCCAGAGATAGAACCACGCTGCATCTCATTGATGACCCTGCGCCAGTCAGGAGCGTGCCGCATGATGAGGTTTGCGATCACGTTATTATCAAACTGAACGTTCTCTTCTTTGAGAATATGTTGGGCGCGAGACATGAATTGCCCACACAACTGAACCATAACTGTTTTGTTAAAATTGAACTGGTATTTGGAACATCTAGAGTGAAGAGGTTCGATAATACGGTTCTCGAAGTTACAAGTCATAATAAAACGACAGTTCTTAGAAAACTCTTCGATGAACCCACGGAGAGCAGGTTGGGTCGATTGGGGATTGAGGTAGTCCGCCTCATCTAGGATGACAACTTTGTAACCACCCTGTAAGGATACCGAGGAAGCAAACTGTTTAATCTTACCACGTAGGGTATCAATGTTACCTTCTTCCGACCCGTTCACAATGATGTAATCTACGTCCAGTTCTTCACAGATAGCACGTGCGACAGTAGTCTTACCAGTACCAGCGGTACCAGTGAACATCATATTAGGAATCTCGCCACCATCGACGATTTTCTGGAAGGTGGTCTTCAGTTCTGTAGGAAGGATTGTTTCTGAAACTTTTGATGGGCGATACTTCTCAACCCAAAGGAATTCTTTGCTCATGTGTTACTCCATAATAAAATAAATGTATCTTTCAACGAGAGCTATTATACTACAATAACTCTCTCATGTAAATAGGTATTAATCAAATAAGTTAAATAAATCTAAAGATTCCCACGGCCAGTAGGTGTAACCAAAATGTCCCCACCTCGCGGTCTCTTTTAAGTTTATGGAAAAGAGATCGAAACGGTCAATGATTCCTTTGGGTGTCAGGTCAACAGTATCCAGAACCAATTTTACGAGGTCTTCGCGCACTTGTCCGTCCGCATAGATGTATAAACTAGTGGGTTCTTTCACACCAATAGCATAACTCAACTGAACGGTACAGTTACTCACACCAAAAGAATGAACAATATTCTTTGCGATGTAACGTGCCATATATGCGCCAGAACGGTCAACCTTGGTACAGTCTTTACCACTAAACGCACCACCACCATGTGGACAGTACCCACCATAGGTGTCTACAATAATCTTTCGACCAGTAACACCAGCATCACCATCAGGGCCGCCAATGATAAACTGACCTGTGGGA